ACCAATTGATGCAGCGCTGCGTATCTTGGAGAGGAAGCGCCGCCTCGTAAGATTGACCGACTATCCCAGGATCGGCGCCCTGGAAGGCCATTAGTCAATGTCCTGATAATGACGTCCGTAGAGCACGCCAGATATCGTTGCTTTGCTCACATCGTAGAGAAGCGCCAGAGCAGTGATCGTAGCAAAGCGTTTCATAAATCTAATCCACCTCACATCGTCTTCGGTCAGCTTGCATCGCGGCCCGGTAGTTTTCGGATACTGCGGCGCGCGTTTTCTGTCCTTCTTATCCTTCATATTCTGAGCGTGGTCGCCCAAATATAGATGCTTCGGATTGCAGCATATCGGGTTGTCGCATGTGTGCAGAACCCAAACTCCATCCGTTTGGCGCAAGGTGATCGATTGCGGATGTGCCCTTAAGTATGCGGCCCGATGCGCTCTGACTCCTTTGATACCGAGCATATCGAGTCGCCCATAGTTACCATCTATTCTCCCCAGCCATGGCCAGCATTCGTCCAGTCCGCGGCGCTCGATTCTTTCCCAAACCGTCTCGAAGTCGTTCATTGATATTGCCTCCAAATAGAGGCAGAATATCACGAAATTAAATGTAAGTGATTGATAACTATGTGAAACCCCCATGAATGATCCACGACGCGTCATTCACCTGACTGCGCGCAATTGCGGTATCGAAGCGCAAGGTCTTCACGGGCGAGTCATTGACTTGCTTGATCAACATCCGCGCCTCCTTCGCTTGCAAGATTAATTGCGGGCTCGGCGTCTTGCCATACTGCGGGCAGAGCTCCAGTGCGAGCAGCTTCTTCAAGGCCCGCGTATAGCCCTGCGGCATCGCATACGGGACGGTGAGGCTCGCGAACTCCGAGAGGATTAGATCGGTGAAGATGTGCGCCTGATAGTTCGCGCCCGGCGCTGGGTATACGTACAGCGTCCCGTAGGGGAAGGTCGGCTGATAGGCCGCAACATAGGGCCACGGCCCCTGCACGTTCTTGAGCAATTCCTCCTTGTAGCGATCGAAGGAGATCATCTCAAAACTGTAGTCGAGGTTCGCGTTGCCGCTCGAGGTGGCGCGCGTGAAGCCATCATTGAAGCGCAAGGGGCGGGCGATCGGGATGTTGCCGGGGATCGTGTAGGTAATAGGCTCAGGGTTCGGGATTGGGGTGAGCAGCGCATTGACCGGCACCCCAAGCGCATTGACCATGGAAATCGTAGTGGACCCAATCGCCCCGATGAGCGTGCCGGAAGGGATCGCGCCGCCGATATCCGATAGCGTGCCGCCAACAATCAGGCCGGCGGGTACCGTGACGCCGGTGATCGTGGGGCTACCGCTGCTCAAAGTTCCCGTGAAGGTGCCCCCGACTGGGTTGCCCACCGAGTATTCGTACTGCCCGGCGATCCAGTTGTAGATCGTCTCGACTTGCGTGTAGATGAAGGCCTTGTCGGCCGAGAGGCTGTCGACTAAGTCATTGAGGCGATTCAGCGCCGCTTGCCCATCGGATGCGTCGAGGGGCTCGCCAGGGCTGTAGGAGTTGATGTCGAGCAGGCCGCCCAAAACGATATCAAGTGCAGTGCTGGCCATTTACGCATCTCCGCTCTTGTTCTCCATGCGCCCCTGTTCGAGTCCCGCGGCGGTGCCTTCTGCCAATCCTTGCGCCAGCTTGGTGGCACCGAACATGTTCACCAGGCCATCGGTTTGCTGCTTCACGTTTCCCAATGTGCGGCCATTGCGCGCCGCAATGATGGCCGCCGCCGCTCCTCCGATCGCCGCGATGGAGGAGGAAACGGCGGTAATTATCAAGGCTACTTCTGCGACCGTCATTTTATAACCCCACCCCCCCCTAAATGAGCAGCGCGCTCAAGGTCCCGTAGGCAGTCATGCTACCGGCGCTGAAGGTCGCCTGAGCGACTAGAAAAATCGTCGTGGTGGAGGCCAGTGTCACGATGGTGGGGCCGGCCTGATCGGTGAGTGTGTCGCTCAAAAGCGTGGTGACCAGGGGCAGGATCGACAGTGCGTCGGGGCCGATGCCTGCACCTCCTGGCTGCGTGGGCAGCGTCGCGGAGACCACCGAAAGACCTGAGCGAAATTCCGTGGTGGTCGCGGCCGTGAGCGCGAAGTCCACAATGCCCCACACAAGATAAGTGCCGGCGGCTAGGGATTTGCTCGTCACGTTCGCGGGGGTCGCCGTGGTGAGCGTGGCACCCGGCGTTGCAACTGTCGTCTGTGATACGCCCGCGGCCAAGGAAGCGAGCGTGAGGCCTCCGGCTGCGGCGATCGCTTGACTGGAAATGCCCATGCCTTTGAGCATGGCTTACAGTCCGTTGCCGCGGGTCGCGGTCACAGACCCTGCCGTGCCGCCGGCCGCTAAGATCACCGACCAGCCCGTGCACTCACTCGCCACGGTGATGACTTTATCGCCGCCCGGGGCGATCGGGTAGGAGGCGGCCACGCTCGCCGCCACCACCGCACCGGCAACCCCGACATTCACATACGCCCAGGCGCCGGTTTGGTTGGTGAACTCAATCTGTGCCGCGCCCGAGCCGCCCCCGGGCAGCAGGCCGGCCGCAGCGCTCGTGGAAGCGGCGATCGTCACGGAGGGGGTAAGCGTGCCCGGCTGAGCGCCCTGCAGCCCCGTGTTGACGTAGAGCGGGTTGAAGGCCCATGTTTCCACTTACTGGATGCTCGACATCGCCATCCCGGCAAGGGGGCGGTTGACCTCGACAGTGTAGAGGCCGGCCGGCGCGGTCAAAGAGCCGCCTGAGTTATTCGAAAACGCGATGGTGAGTGTGTTGGCCGCACTCACGCGAGCGTTCACCGGCTCGACCAAGCTTGTGTAGGCAAAGCTTGCGCCCACCTGCACCTGATCGCCCAGCGCAAGTCCAGCCACGGTGAAGGATTGCTCAACCGTGGAAGCGCTCGCCGTGGCCACGGGAGTGAGCGACACGGTGAGCAGCCACGTGCTTTGAAGGTTTCCGTAGGTGACGATCTGTGGGCCAAGCGGCATGGGATGCTCCTTACGTCAGATCGTAGCCATAGAGAAATACGTCGACGGTCGCGTTTGCGAGCGCGGTACCCACGTTGATGTAAACGGTCTGGGCCGTGAACGCCAAGTTCGCGATCGTGGTCGCAAGGGCAATCGCGGAACCCGCCGCACTATTGTTCGAAAGCGTCGCATTCGCCTTGATCGCCGATCCGCTTCCTGCGGCGCCCGTGTTGATTGCAATAGCCGCGGTCGCAATCGAACTCGCTACGCCCGACACTTGTCCGTTGGCCGTCACTACCGTCTGCGGCACCCAAGAAGCTGAGTCGATGATGAGCGCTATCGCAGCATCCCCGGTGTTGGAGAGCGGCACGCCGCGCGCGGTCGCGAGCAGACGATTGTCATTCGCGCCCACCTCGACCGGCTTTTGCTGCGTGTTGACCGGAATCAATACCGCAACGTTACTGACCGTGCCGGTGATGGCCGGACCTGGATTGATTGATGGCATTTAATCTCGCTCCTAAATTAACCGGCAACCCGGATTCCGAGTGTGCGATAAAGACTCGCGGGTCCATAAAGAACGTCAGCGCGCGTGGGCTCACTGTCGTTATTGATCGTGTACTGCGACACCACCCGGATTGACATTCCTACGTCCTCATCGTCAAACGCACGGGCCGCGAACTCCACGCCTCGTGGCAATGGCAGATCGGCGAACGCGAGCGCGTAGGCGTACTTGTGGAACACCAAGCCTTGCGGGCTCGTGATATTCGCCGCCGCGACACCGCCGTTGACCGTGATGGCCGCGCCACTCACCGGCGCTGCAGTGACATTCTGGAACTGCCCGGCGGAGATGACCGCATCGCCGATGGTCAAGGTCAGGGTGCCCGTGCCGCTCGAGGAATAAGCCCCGGTGGCCGGATTGAACGTGCCCGCGGCAAGGGCTGCCGCGCCGTAGGTGAGTCCTGGGGGCGCGGCACCATTCGGGGGCGCGACAAAGCCACCCGGGGGGAGTACGACGAACTGGCGCAAGGTTTTGCCGTACTGCAGGCGATTCTGCGGGTTGACCGGGAAGACGCCCGCGAACTGGATGATATCCCCAACATTAGCCACCGCGGTCGAGGCGGTCCACCCTTGCGTGGAGACGGTGCCGGACTGCGCCCAGCCGGTGGTCAGAAAGGCGGTACCGGCAATGGGCGTGGTGAGCACCGGCGTGCCGCCCTGCAAGCCCGTCTGGAACACCGGGATGTTCTGATCTTCCCACCAATCGAGGCCCGCGAACTCGCGGGCGATCAAGCCCGCTTCGATAAATTCGCTGATGCGCGCCTGGGGGTTGAACAGGCCCTGCACGGTCGCGACCATCGAGGACATGGAAATCGGATCCAAGACCGCGTTCTTCTCACCCTCGCGCGGGCAGGCCTCGGAGGCCAAAATGGCGCGCGCATCGGTGAAGAGCTTCAGAGAGTTCGGGCTGGTGCCGAAAGTGCCCAAGGTCGCGGCCGTGTTCAAATACGCGTACTGCGCGGTATCGGAATCGATGCGATTCGCGACCGTCGCAATCTGGGGCTTCAAAACCCGCCGCTTGAACATATCCATCGAGAGCGCCAGATCCTGCGTCGTGAACTGCACATCGACGTGGAACTGATAATTGAGCGCCACCGGGATATAGGACTCGTTCGTGTCCTCCACATTCAGGGGCGGCCCGTAGGTGCCCTTGTAGCGCGCCGGACGGCGCACATTGCAGGTGTTGCCGATCTTGGCGCCGGTTTGCGCAAACTCATCGGAGTATTGGCGCTCGACGCGATTGGCGATGACGAGTTCGTTCTCAAGGACCACGAGAGCTTCATTGGTGATGTAGCTCATCGTCAGCAGGTTGTTCAATTTCTCTCTCCTGAAAGCATCAGTTCAGGAGCACATCAGCGGATCATCTCCTTTGCTTGTTTCGGGCCTCCTCGCGCCTGAAGGCACGCAGTTCCTGAAAGTTCATCTTCGCCGGGTCCGTATTGGTCTGGGCCGAGGCTTGAGATTGCAAAGGGACAATCGGCGCCGGGGCTCCCCCGTTCTTCGGAAGGGTGAGCGCCGGGGCGAGAACTTCCGCTGCGCCATTGGCTTTACCCTTCCATCGCGTTTGAATCTCACCCAATTCGGCCACCGCCATGATTGGGTCGAGGGCGAAGATGCGCTTGGCTTCTGTCGGGTTTTTGGCGAACCAGTAACCAAGGTCTGCGCCATAAGGGCTTCGGACCATGTACTGCTGCACGTAAGGAGGCACGATGGTGTCATCGGCGCCCACGACTTCTTTGAAGTCTGGGTATTTCTCGCGTGCTTTCTCTAAGCGTGCCTCGAAAGCTGCTACCGCTTCGCGCTGACTCGCCTGTGTCGCCTCTTCCCGCTGTTTGCGGCGATCTTCTTCCACGGCTTCAGTAGCCGAGAACTTTGCGAGCGCTTCCGCGTATTCAAACGCTTTGAACTGACCTTGCTCATCCATGAACTCTTTGGCATCCGGCTTTTTTGGCTTTGTAGCCGCGGTGTCCGTCGCCGCTTTACCACGCAATTCCGCCAGTTCCCGCTCCAGGGTCGCTAGCTTCTCCTCCGCCATTCGTGCGCGATCGAATTGGTTCTTGGCGAAAGTTTCGTTCTCAGTAGACTCCTCTCGCAGCCGTTCTGCAAGGGCTTGGGCCTGCTTCATCTCCCGGTGCTTGGCATTGATGCGCTTCTGGGCGCGCTCGGCGAGGGTCTCATCGCCCGCTTCCAGGCCCGATTCTTCATCTTCAGGGGGTTTTGCATTGTCAACTTTGGGCGCCTCGATTGGCGCTTTATCGGCCGCCTTTGTCAACTCAGCCACCGGTTTTTCCGCCACGACCTCGAGTGCGGGAGCGGCTTGGATACCCTTTTGCCGCCGCTCGCTCTTGATGTTCTCGACCGTGCCGTTCTGCACGAATTCCTGGATGCCTGCACTCGTTATCACTTTGGCCATTTCACTCGCCCGTCCCGTTGGTTTTCTCTGCCTTCTCGGCCGCCGCGAGCGTCTCGCGCCTGGCCACCGATTCATGTCCCGCTTTGACGTGCGTATCCATCAATTTGGAGGCCGCGCCGATCTCCGCCACATCGTGCGCGGTCACCGCTTTGACGTGCGTATCCAATTGCTTGGTCGCATTGTTCGCGCTATCCGCCTTGATCTTCTCGGCCGTTTTCTCGCGCTCGACCTGCATCCAGCCATGCTCGATGGTGGTCTTGTACTTCAACTCCATCTGCGCTTCCTGGAGCTTTTGCTGCAGTTGCTGAATGTGCGCGGACATCGCGGTCACCACGCCTTGTGCGCTCTTGGGTAGCGATGCAAGCGTCTTTTGGATGCCATCGGGGGTCATCGGCATCAAGCGATCTGCAAGATCGGAGGCACCGGCGAAATCCATGTTGCGCACGATCAAATCGGCGCCCACCTTGGAGATGGGCTCGGCGAGCGGGGTTTTGAGCAAATCGATCATCGATTCCGCGCCCTCGAGGCGCTTGGTCTCATAGCCGGGGCCTGTGTCCATAACGATATCGAACTTGCCTACCGAGAGATCGTTCTCGATCTCAGGGATTGCAGGGTCGATGGGTGGCGCGCCGGGGGCGGTGGGGGCGCATTCGGATCGGCTGCAGCCGCGGGCTTTGGCGTATTGATCGGCACCATCGAGGGCACCCCATCCTCACCGATGATGCGCTGCATGCGCGCTTCGGAGTAATACACCGGGATGTACTCGGCCAGGATTACGCCGGTGTGATTGATGGCGAGGGTCTGCTTGTCGTAGAACTGGAAGTGCCCGATGTCGGAGAGCGCTTCGCGGCGCTTGAGCGCCAGCCCCGAGACCACGACCCCGGGGGTGTCCTGCGACGGCTCATGCGGCATGCCGGCCACCGCGCCCAAATCCTGCATCGCCCCTTGCGCCGCCTGCACGAAGCCCGCCGGAACCTCAATGGCGGCTTGGCGTTGCGGATTCGGCAGGGGTGTTTTCGAGCCATCGGGCTGCTCGAAGAACGCGGCGTTGAAGGTGAGCTTGGAATACGGCTTTTGGTTCGCATCATCCCATTCCGGGTGCCCGTCGAAGTGCTCAGGCTGGCCCGTCCAAGGGGCTTTG